AGAATAGTATTAGCTAGACCAGCTATGTCCGCCAGTAAATCGTTGGGGTTTACTAAGGGTGATATGAACGAGAAGATGATGCAATGGGTTATGCCAATGTTATCAGTCTTGTACATGCGCCTAGGCAAAGTAGTGGTTGACCTTGCAATCATGGATGGAAACATAGTATTACAGCCTTTAGAATCTATTAAAGGTATGAGCTATGGTAGACATACATGGGTTATTGCAGACGAGTGCGAAGATTGTTCAATTGAAGAAATTAAATCAATTGTAACACGAAGCGCAGGCGCTAAAATGATTCTTTGCGGTGACGTGACTCAGAGTTGCCTACCTAAAAACAACGGATTGTCAGTACTAATGAGTTTGGTTGATAATAGCCCTAGACTTCAAGAAACATGTGCACATATTGACTTTAACGAGCACGATGACATTGTTCGTAGTGGCTTATGTAAGAGTTTAATTATTGCATACGAAAGTGTAGGTCACTAATATGGATGAGACTAAAGCTATTGACATTAAGCCATTCATAGTTAGAGGAGCAGCTAGAGGCATTAGATATACTGTTAATATTGATGAAACTTTCGTTGATACTAAGCAGTTTGATGATGTTGTTGCTGTGCTTGAAGAAGCTACCGAAGATGATGAAGTTGTATTAAACTTATCTACCCCTGGCGGGGCGGTACACGCTGTGTTACCTTTATTAGGTGCAATTGCCCAAACGCGTTGCCACGTGCATGGGCACGCAGCTAGTGATGTTGCCAGTGCGGGTACATTTATCCTACTTACTTGCGATAGTATTAGTACTAATGCATATGTAAGTATTATGTGCCATCAGGTACAGTTTGGTAGCGGAGGTCCAGGCAATAACGTGGTTAACCACGTTAAGCATACTATGGAACTGAGTAATAGATTAACCTGTGATATTTATAAGGATTTCTTTACAGAATCTGAAATTGAGCGTATGTTATCTGGTACAGATTTCTATATGGACGACGTAGAATTTATGGAACGTTGCAAAACGCGAAATACAATTCGAGAAGCCGCAGACTCCGTAGTGGAGGAAAAAGAATAACAAAAAGCCCGTTAAGTTTTTAGCTTAACGGGCTTTTTGTTATTTAGGATCTGGCTTTTTAGGAGCTCCGCCTTGACCTGGGTCAACAGCTGAGCCAGCTATGTTTGCTGGAACTCGGATTTTATCCATCTCAGGGTCAGTATCTTTTTCTAATCGTAGCTCTTCACGGGCTTCGTTAGGTTTCATAATACCACCATTTACTAGAGATACGAAGTATGCTGACTGCTCACGCATATCTGGTTGTAGTGCTGAAACATTTGCTTGGATTGGGCTAATATCGAACCCGAAGAAGCGCTCTAACGCTGACGTATACTTGTTTACCATAGGTAATATAGTTTCTAAGTACATCAAACGTAGATTAGGTGTAATATTCGCGTTATTTCCGCCCTCTAAAAGGATTGAAGGCACACCTAGAGCTGTAAGGATCTTCTTATCATGTCTAGCGATAGAGTTATCAAAGTCTAGGTCTTGGAAGTTAATGTGAAACATTTCCTTCAGTTTAAGTCCATTATCTACAATCATAGGGCTTCGCGCTCCGCCTTTAGGATTGTATTCAGCTTTCCAATTGTTCTTAGTACGTGTCTTGGCTTGCTGTGATAGGGTATTCTCAGTTTCTAAAATTAGACCTGGAATAGCTCCGTTGTCAAAGAAACTCTCTTGGAATTTCTGCATTGAGTACAGGATATTAATAGTACGTAGAGAAGAAGCTAATCTACTAGTGCTACGGTAGATACTGCGCCTATGCACGTCGCTAAAGTAGAATACTTCGTCTGGAGTGTAGTCTACTAAATTCATGTACTTAAAGCCTTTTATAAAGGTTTTACTATCAGTAATGATTTGAACTTTATCAGCAGGTAAGTGATATAAATATCTGCCGTCGAAATAAATAAATGCATTACCTTCTAGTAAGAAGTCGGCAAATAAGTTATTCCTAAAATCCTGCATTGTTTGGTATGGATTTGGCTCATAGTTAATGAGCTTCTCAATCGTTTTCATGCGCATATTCTGCGCAATACCGTCAGTCTTCTTGTCTTTAATGTCATAGTCAAAGCTACAAGCTCCTGACACTAACATGTTTACTCCACGATTGACGGACTCAAGACGTTCGTAAGCTTGAAAAACTGTGCTGATTGTGGATGAATCTACCGAATCCCCCTCCGAACGGGACATCAAGTCTTGGGCTGGGTTTAGCTTCTGGCGAAACCAGTTCGCTGGGTTCAGTTGTTTTAATTCCATTGTATTTATCCTTTTGTCGTAATACCCATTGCTCCTGCTTCTTTGCAGTACTAAGGGCCGGCGATTTACCATAGACTAGATGCAGCTTCCTGTGATGCTCTTCGCAAAGGACTACTACCGCCTCATAAAGTTCGTACTCATGTTCGGCGATGAATCTATCACGGATAGCAAGCACTTGCTCGTCAGTGTCTAAAGGTACTCCTGTTTCTTTTTGCCACTTCTCTAACAGGTTTGTAAGACCAGTGAAATGATGTAGCTCTAAGTTATCTTCTGTGTCACATATAGCGCAGAATTCTTTTTCAGGGTATCTGGCTTTCGCACCATCGCGAATATGTTTTATGGGGATGCGTTTGTTATTAGCTGCCATTATATTTAGATATAGAAAAGACAAATGGGAGCTTGTCGTGCCCTGTATCAGCCCATTTACTAACACAGAACTTATCGTTTACTACGTCATAGTTATTCCAAGCTTTCCAACCAATCTTAAATCGTAACCCAAACTTGACAAAGTAGGCATTAAAATGCCCCTTGTCAGTATAGGCGAAGAAGTAGCTTGGAGCAGCACTAGTATACTTTCTAACTTTCCAATCAGAAGCTACGTAGGGAATACCTAACGCATAGAATGAAAATCCATATGAGGGATTACGGTACAACCACTTAACACGATTCCAGTAAGACGGAGAACCTTTAAAAAAGCCATCAGTAACACCTTGATCAAGATTAGCGTCAAAGGTCTGTGCCCAGTTAAGCCAATCAGGTAGTCTAGCTTCTTTATCAGCAAACAAAGGAGCCCACCAATTAACAAATAAGCAAGCAAACATAGTTACCAATATGTCAAGTACGGAGTATAATACCGCAGTAAAGTATTTCATTTCAATCTCCAGATAGTATAAGGCATTGACTACAAAAAGTCAATACCTATTTTTCTATTACAGGTTAAACGTATAAAGAGCGTACCTAAGGGCATCAGCCATATGAGACGCGTGATTATGAACAGGTTTGTTTCTAGTCAGTGTCTCAGATAAATCCCATTGATACTGGTCAATACTTTCAATCATGGCTAAACAGTTATTATTGACCTTTAAACGACCAGTCTCAGCTACAGTCTGAACGTGAGCAATACCTGGCAAGATATCCTTCTTAGCCTTAGATGTTGCAATGTCATACGTGTAGGCAAGATCAGCAGCAGTTTGTGCCGCAGCAGAGTCAATGAAAATAATCTCAATCTTGTACTTATCAATCAAGCGTTGAATAGCTGCAGCGTGAGTAGCTGTTACAGCCTCTTTCTTCAAGTATTCATCAATGACGTAGAAGCAGTCTTCACTTCCAACATAAGCAACCACAACAAAAGCAGTCTCATCTCTATATCCCGGATCCAGACCAGCAAAGATCTCTACATCGTCGCGGGACAAGTCAGGAATATAATCCACAAAGCTAGTAGGAGGCATTTGGTAGATGGCACCTTCGTAAACGTTGAACGAAGCCATATACTCTTGTTCGAACTCAGCCTTAGACATAATCTGCCTAGCAGCATTAACGTCTTTCTCAGTCATGCGATGATTCTCTGTATAATCAGCATGAATAGAAGCCCAGTCAGGGTATTCATTGCTAAAACCGTATTGGTAGAACTTAGAAAACCAGTTCTTTTTACCACGAGGTGTACTAATAAAGATCGCTTTGCTATGGGGCTTATCTAAGGTAGGTCGCAAAGCAATGTTAAACGCATCTTCACCTTTAGTAGATAGTGCAGCTTCATCGAAAATAATTAGGTCATAAGAACGTCCTACGCAACTATCTGCTTGTGTAACCGAGCCCATTCTAATGGTGGAGCCATTAGCTAAAGCAAGAATACGATCTTTGATATTATCACGTACGATTTCAATCTGAAACTTATTGAGCAATTTACGCTGTAAATCAAAAGAAATACTAGAAAGAGAAAAGTTAGGCGACATAACTAAAACATGGCAGTCAGGTATCAAAGATACCATATGCCCGATAACGTTAGCTATATATGTTTTCCCTAGTCGCCTGGCTAAAGCTGCACATACAAACCTGTACTTAGGATTGTTAATGGCGTTAATCAATGCTCGTTGAGCGTCGTTAGTTTCACCATCTGGGTCTGCTATCTTAATGTAGTTCTCTACAGGTAGTTTAATTAACCTATCAGCAGCAGGGAACTTCGTTATTGTAGCAGATTCTATATCAGCCCTGGATATCGTTAGAGTCATTCTGAATCAGCCTTTGTAAGAGGTTAGCATAGTTACTACCTCCTTCGTTATTGTTAACTTGAACGTTAACTTGGTTTTTAATATTATGGTTTTTAGCTTGGGCTTCTTCTAATTTTATTTGCCTATCTAAAACATCCATTGCCATCTTATGCGACAACGCCATAATCTCTATAATATCTTTACCAGATCCGATATCGCTTTCATCCATATCCTGCAGCTTCTTATTGATAACTGCGTCCATGACCTGTCGCATCTTAAAGCGATTGTTAAACCCGTAATCTAAAAAGATTGCGTCAATATACGCTTTAACGTCTCTACGACCTAAAACTTCTGAAATCACATCTGTTGGAAGTCTCAAATTCCTAGAAACGTCTGCAATAGACTGGCAAGCTAAATAGGTATTCGCTATCTCTAAGTTCTCTGGCGCTATCTTTACCACTTCTGCTGGACTCGCGCTCGGTGGAGTAACTGCTACCGCATTATTCATTGTTTCCTCTTAGGTAAATTTGTTCATTTGACAAAGTATACCACGAGGGGCTGCAAATGTCAACGATAAAAAATTTTGTTGGACCTTATCGAATTAATCGAACCTATCGAGTTTAATCGAGTTTAATCGAGTTTAATCGAGTTTAATCGAGTTTATCTGATTTATGCAGTTTAGGGTCACAAGTTTCTTAAGCTTATGGTCAGCTATGTCTCTCTGCGTACAAAAGTAAATTGTCAAAATACCTCTGGGGGTTTCCGCGTGGGTGGGCCACCCTACCTTCGGGGAGTTGCTAGTCTGACAACCCCCCTATGTTGTCTAAATCACCACTCTCTTGCCATTTCAGCATCTAGTTGCTTTTCAGCATCTTCTTTCATTCTTGCTAATTTGTCACTTAACGCTTTGTAAATTAGTTGCCCTGTAGCATTATATTTCATGGAAGCATTAACTTGTGAAATATGCAAACTTGTTATTTCTTTACGCATTTCGCGCTGCAGGATTTGTCTATATGTCAACATGGTACTTCCTTTATTAAGTTATCCGAACAGATCAAATTATATCACAATTCCTGGCGCATAATTAGAGGAAACACTCTAATTTTGGTATTGTAATTTCCTGGTAGTAGCGTATAATGTTTTACATGGAAGCGAAACAAACAAGGGGAAATAAAATGGCTGTAGCAACTAACTTGGTTCAAGAACTATTCAACAACTATCGCGAAAAAGCAGATGAGTTCGGTGAATGGTCGGAAGAAGCGCACAATTCTTGGACTCGTTGGGCAATTGCAAGCGGTGAATTAAACAGATTAGGGGCGTAATTGCCTAGCTAGCAGTAAGATGTAATTTAAACAACTCTCTCAATTAGGAAAATATCATGAAATTCTCAAAAGAAAAATTCTTTAGCTCTAACATCTTCGCACGTACAAACCGTAACACTGGCTTAACGATTGCCATTAAATTGTGTGGTAATCATATCAAAGTAGCAACAGCATTGGCTGGCACTGGCGAGAAGTTTAAGCATAAACAAGGAATGGATCTTGCCGTATTGAACGTGCAAAATCATAACAGAGTTATCGTTTTGCCAATTGACCATAAGGGTTTAGGCTTATCAAAACAGCAACGCTTAATTGCCTTGATGAATAACTTTGACAGCTATTTTACTGACGTTTTTTACAACTAAAATTCATTGCAGCCAGGTAATGTTGCTTGGCTGCAACAGGCGCCATTTTACCATGCGCGT